GCTAGCCCGGCGTGAGCGGGGCGGAGCCTTAGCGGAGCCCCCCCGCTTTAGCCGGGCGTTGACCGAATGAGAAAAAGAAAGCCCGGCATTGCGCCGGGCTTGGGATAGTGGTTATATTTCTGAGTGGTTAAATCCTGTGATAGGTGCAATAACCATTCTCTAGGTACTGGTTGCAAAGGTCATACACACTATCACAAAACAGCCTAGTGAAGTGGTACCAGTTGACGCTTGATGCGTGGTTCATGGCTGAGACCATTCCGGCGGTGTACTCCGCAAAGAGTGCACCGAACATCTGAAAATCATCCTTAGGAAAATCACTGGGAGCAAGGCCGTTCTCGCTCATACAGTCTTTCATGAGAGAGCACGCATAGAAAGCAACCGCATTGCACACATTGAAGCGGCCGTCAGGGTCAAGAGTCTTAATCAGCACATCGGCAAATTCAGCACCTGATACGTTCTTAAGGACACATCCGGATTTAAGGTTGATGTTGACAAGCTTACCAGTACTGAGAGCGGTAATAATGGATTTTTCGGTGTTGTTCATATTTGTTACTCCTTGTTATGGCCTATTGGCCTGTCACCATTCTACTATACCTGGGGCATTCATTGCAACAACTTTTGAAAATATTTTTGAAAAAAATTTTCAAAAATGCTGCTTGATTTCTCATTTCAGATGGATGTATAATCAGGCTATAATTACTATTAGAAAAAGGGGTAACAAACATGGTTACAGTTGATGATATTACATGGGATGGCAAGCTACCGGAAGCGGAGCTAGTCTATGACTTCAAGTACAAGATTCGCTATTATAACCTGCCTTGCGCCTTTGATATTGAGACAACAAACATCAATGACGATCCTAAAAATAGGATGGCTTTCCCCTATCATATGCAACTTATGATAGGGAGCACTTTCATCACCTGTCGCACAATAGATCAGCTAGGGCAGATATTCACCGAATTACAGCAGTTCTACGGCCTTGACGGAAAGAAGCGCCTGATTATGTATGTGCATAATCTGCCGTTTGAGTTTCAGTTTATCAGGTGCTATTTCCATTTTTGCGACTGCCTGAGTAAAGCACAAAGGCAAGTCTACAAAGTATTCTTTGACCAGTTCGGGATTGAGATGCGTGATAGCTGTGCGCTGTCAGGTATGAGCCTTGCTAAAACAGCTGAGAACCTGACCGAACACACAATCCGCAAGCTCAAGGGAGACTTAGATTATAGGCCTGTACGCTTTCCGTCTACTCCACTCACCAAAGCGGAAAAAGAGTATTGCTACAATGACGTAAAAATCATCTGCTGTTACATTGAAGAGCAGATGAAATATTACGGCAATATCACCAAAATCCCCCTTACTAACACCGGGAGAGTTAGACGCTTTGTACGGAACCACTGTTTCCACTGGGAGAAGAGCAAGAAGACCGGGAAGAAGTATTGCCCTTACAAGAAAATAATCAAGAACCTGACATTGGAAGTCGATGAATATGCTTACCTGCTTGATGCGTTCCTGGGCGGTTACACTCACGCAAATGCTATGTACTCAACAAAGCTGTTAAAAGACGTGCATAGTATTGACTTCACGTCATCGTATCCCACTGTAATGCTGAGTGAGCAATACCCTATGAGCAAAGGGGTATTTATCGACAACCTGAACATCACTTCATATGACGACTTCGTGAAGTTCCTGACTTTCCGCCGTTTAGCGGTTGTTATGGTTGAGTTTACAGGCCTTGAGACAAAGCCCGAAGTACCAGATGATTACCTCTCTGATTCAAGGATATATGAAAATCATGGAAAGGTGATTCAGAACAACGGCCGCATTCATAAGGCTGAACACGTTGTAGAGATACTCACAAACATTGATTTGGAAATGGTAGTAAAGGCCTATTCCTTTACCAGTATGAAGATAATGTCCGGCTGGTTCTATTACAAGAATTACCTGCCTAGAGAGATTATAGAATGTGTCCTTGAGTTCTACGAGAAGAAGACAACGCTCAAGGGAGTTAAGGGCATGGAAGCGGAATATCTTCTCAAGAAAGGAATGCTTAACTCCTGCTATGGCATGTGTGTAACTGACATATGCAAAGATGAGGAGAATTGCACGTTTGAGAACGGCTGGTCAACAACTCCGGCTAACTATGATATGGCCATTGACAAGTACAACAAGGACCCTAATCGGTTCCTCTCTTATGCCTGGGGAGTATTCATTACGGCCTATGCACGCCGGAACCTCTTCACCGGGATTATGAGCATGGGGAAAGATTATGTCTATTGTGATACGGATTCAATCAAGTTTCTCAACATGGAGAAACATAAGGCCTATATAGAAGACTACAACCGGAACATAATCCGTAAATGCACTGAGTGCCTTGAATACTGGGACTTGGATCCGGCCATGCTTTCCCCGAAAAATCAGAAAGGTGAAGTCAAGCAGATTGGCATTTGGGATTATGAGGGTAGATACGACTACTTCAAGACTTTGGGATGCAAGCGGTATCTGACTTACAAGGATGGGGAGTTTGACTTAACATGTGCCGGATTGCCCACAAAGCCCGGCCTGAATGCGCTCCTGGCAGATGGTACAGACGTTCAACAGGTGTTCAACAAGTTCAATCAGGAATTCAAGGTGATGGCTCCTGATGCTGGCAAGCTAGGCCATGCTTATGTTGATAAAAGTTTTGAGTATTCCGGTGTAGATAAGAATGGAAATTATGATAGAATTACGTATAGAAGTTGCTGTGTGCTTTTTGACATCGACTTCACTATAAACTTCGCTGAGCTTTATCAGCTGTATCTTGATAACTATGTAGGAGTGGTAAACGCATTATGAGCATATTTTCATCGATTGGCAAGGCATGGAAAGCCGCCGAGAAGAAAGTCATTCAGGTATTCAGGAAAGAGAAGAAAGAGCAGATTGAGAAAGAAGCCCGGACTTTGAAGCCTGAGCTTAAGGCCGCCGTTGATGATGAGATTCGTAAGCATGGTTTACAGGGCGGTTCTTCTGAGGTCAATATCAAGCCCGAAAGGGGAGAGATTGAGATTGACACAAAGCAGGAGCATTTAGCTGAACAGGCCGTCAAAGCGTGGACAACTACGGGCACAAGGGTAAAACAGGATGTCATAGATGATGCCCGGCTCCTGGCTGAAACACTGGCAGATGAATCAGGCGGAAACCTTGAGTGGATTAAGAACAAACTAGGCGGTCAAAACATAAGCCTGATTGGTGAAGACTGGTTCAACGACTTGATGAGCAAGACAAAAGCAAAGTTTTCATCAAAGCAGATACCGCAATTCACTGATAAGGACTGGGAGAAAGCAAAGGGCTATATATGGAGCATTGTTTCTGATTGGTTCCAGTCTCACAATCTCGCTAGTCAGGTTTATGAGCGTGCAAAACAGATAGTCATAGAACAGCGTGATATGAGCCTGCTCAACCGGGGAGATGTGGAGTTGGCCTATAACAACCTGTATAGGGGTTCCGGCACTTCGGACAGCGGCTATAATCAGGCGTTGGAGCAGATGGCACATAACATTATCAGGGACATTGAAGCCGATTTAGACAACCACGTAAATCAGAGAGTGAAGAGCATTCTAAACAGGCATAAAAAATAGTTGCAACTTACCAGTGTTATGGTATACTGTATCAAGAATTTGAAAGGAGAGTAATCAATCATGTTGAAAGATTACAAGACGCTTGAGAAAGCACAGAATTTCATTGAAGCCGCCGCATTACCCGGGGCGGTTGATGCCTTTCTCGCAATGAATGGTGAACGGCTTGGAATTAAGAATAGAGTAGCATTCATGAATATTCTTCATGGCCGCAAGTGCTATTCTGATGTTCATGGCCTGTTCACCGAATTTGTCAGGTTCTATCTTTCTAGGCTTGACGCTTACACCAAAGATGAGGAGTAACTAATGAGTAACTTCACCAAATTTAACCACAAGTCCTTAATCAATCCGGCCTATCAGGACTCTGAGCAGTATGTACCGCTCAAGGACATTCCTTTCAAGAAGTCCGGTGACCTTTTCGCTATTAATCCTGAGATGGTTTACTCTATCAGGGCTATGTACTATTCAACCAGTGATTACGGTGACCAGATTGTCGCTATTGTCAACGCTGAGACCGCTCCGGATGATGTGTTCCGTATGGCTTTACCCCGTAAATACGCTGAGACTATCAACGTGGATGATGCTGGGCTTATTGACGACTGCAACAAGGGATTAGCCCGTTTCCGTATCACTGAGTACCATTCAAAGAAATTCAACAAGGAGCTGAACGACATTCAGTTCCTGTAACCAGATTTGCTAGGCTGAAACTCAAGATCAAGATCCACTTAGCAATATATGTCGGGGCTGTAGAAATACAGCCTTTTTTATAACCAGTATCAGGAGAAGACAGATGTTCGGAAAAAGGAAATTCTATTCCCTGAAGGAGATTCTTAAGAAAGGAGCTACCTATAACATCATCATGGGTGAACGCTCCAACGGCAAAACATATGCCGCCCTTTCCTACGCCATTGAGCAGTACTTCAAGACTGGGAAGCAGGCCGTTCTTATCCGCCGCTGGCAGACTGACATAGCAGGCCATAGGGGAAGTCAGATGTTTGCGGCGTTCACTTCGGACTTTATCAAAAAGGTATCAGGCGGCCAATATGACGCTATCAGGTACTACAGTGGGAAATTCTATTTCGGGAATTATGATCCGGACATGGACAAGATTATCTACTCTGATAGAGGCCTGTTCTGTTTCCTTATGGCACTCTCTGACAATGAGCACAATAAGTCGCTTTCATACCCGGATGTGAGCACAATCATCTTTGATGAATTCATTGCCAAAAGTCTTTATTTACCTGATGAATTTGTTCTATTCATGAACACACTCTCAACCATAATACGAGATAGAACCGATATAAAGATCTTCATGCTAGGGAACACTATAAACAAGAATTGTCCTTACTTTGAAGAGATGGGGCTATCCAACGTTCTGAGCCAGAAGCAGGGAACCATTGATATCTACTCATACGCCGATGGGAAAATGAAAGTAGCTGTTGAGTATACAGCCCCGAACGCTAGCAACAAGGAGAACAACTATGTGTTCTCGTTTCAGAATCCGAAGTTGGAGACTATCAAGACAGGCGCCTGGGAGCTTGCCATGTATCCGCATTGCCCGATGAAATTCGACAAGGCCGACATAGTCTATGTGTTCCTGATTAAGTGGAAAAAGGCTGTATACCAGTGTGAGATTGTGAACAAGGATTTCAATCTTTTCATCTATGTACACAGCAAGACAACACCGATTAAAGACGACAATACAACGCTCATATATGATATAATTCCTACTGGGAGATGTAATTATTCATCAAACATCTTCAATCCCCGGAACAAGATTGAAGCACTTATTCGAGACCTGATAGTATCAGACAAGATTTTCTATCAGAACAACATGATAGGTGACTATGTGAACTCGTTCCTGAACAGTTGTAAGGGGCTTTAATGGAACTTCAATCAATTCAGGCTTTCATAGGTTCTTTGGGCTTTCCTGTTGTCTGTTGTCTCATCCAGTTTTATGTGATTCTCAAAATGAATAAATCCCACGTTGAAACACTGGCTGAGCTTAAACGGACAATAGACAACAATACCAGGAGCATTATAGATTTAAGCAATTCCCTGAGAGGAGTAAACGCAAATGGACAAGAAGCAGATAAATAAGGCGGTGAGAGATTACCTTTTTGCTACCGCCATGACCATGTTCAAATATGACGGCTTGCCGGATAACGTTAGGCCGGAAGACCTTGAGCGCATGCTGTTGGAGAATGGAGAGCTGATTTTCACCAAATGGAATGACGAGTACTACATATTCCAGTTTACCGGGGCAGGCAAGCAGAACTATCTGGGAGAGTGGGACAGCTATCAGGTGAACAATCCATATATCAACTGTAATGCGGTGTTCACTGACAATGACGCCGTGAGAATCCGCAATACTGATAACGCCGTATCCCTTGCCGGAATGCTTGATATGTACTCTGAGCTGTTGAGCGAATCCTATATCACTCTCAACATGTCCGATGTTAATGCCCGGTTGAGCTTTCTCATTTCCGCCGGGGATAGTGCAACCAAAGCAAGCGCTGAGCTGTTTCTTAAGCAGGTGTATGACGGGAAGCAGGGTATCATAGGCTCACAGCCCCTGTTAGAATCTCTTTCTGTTAATCCACTTGCCGAGCACCGGGATTTTCAATCCGTCATTGAGCTGAACAAATTCTATTATTCTGACTTCTTTCAGAAGATAGGCCTGACTAATCTCTACAATAACGTTCATGACCGTATCAGCGCTACTGAGACGACATTCACCGCTACCAGTATTTATCCGTTCGTGGACAACATGAAAAAGAACCGGGAGCAGGCCATTGAGAAGATTAATCAGCTGTTCGGGCTTGATGTATCCGTTGAGTTTACATCATCCTGGGATTACCGTCTTAAGAACGGCAGAAACCTGACTGAGCAGGATTTCAAGAACACTGGCCTGTTCGATACTGGGAGCAGTGAGCAGGCCGGGGAGCAGGCCGGGGAGCCTGAGGATAACAAGGAGACTGTAGAGAATGAAACCGATAATTGAATATCAGCCTGAGGAAACTGAGGAGACCGAAAATGAAGACAATCAGTGAAGTCATAGGAACGGCGGATTTATTCGCTGAGATTCAGCAGGTTCATGAATTCGCCGCATTCAGGAACGTTGAGAGCAGAGACCTGACAGCGTGGTTTCTTGCCTATCATGGTGACAGGCTTGTTCAACCAGGAATGAGTGATATGACCGTTCCACAGCTTGCCCGGATGA